GCCAACGATATCAAGGGCGGCCAAGGCGGCGGTGGTGCGGAGTTGCAGGAAGGCAAGAACATTCTGCGCGCCTCGTGCAAGATTTGGGATTTAGCCGCCAAGAATAACAGCGTCGGAATAGGTTCGCGGAAGGGCACCGATAAAGACGACAACCCGCGAAACACATCGCAGGTGGCCACACAATCGGAGCAGGAACAGCAGGCGCAGCAATCGCAGCAGCAGTTTGGCGCGGGCGACAGCCCCGCAATCGGAACGCCGGGAAGGATTGCGCCGAGCGGGCAAGGCGGCATCGGACATCAGAGCTTCACCCCGGATAGGCCAACAATAGCAGCGCGGGAAGCACGCGACGTTCCACTTCCAACGCCCCGGCCTGCCGAGGCTAGTCAGACGACGTTTGCGCCTGGCGATAGCCCTGCGCTTGGAACCCCGGCGAAGGAGGAAGAGGCGAAATGGAACACGTTAACGCATAACGAAACGCACAGCGATAATGAGACGCTGAAAAACCGCCACGATTATCAAAATATGTGGGAAGCAGCGACACTCGAAATCCAAGCGGAGGTCGTAGTGCGCGGGTGGCTTCGGGACGACGGCAGAGCGTGGGACGTAAATGAGAACGGCGACGGCCCGCAAGGGTCGGTCAGCGTCAACGCCCCAATGCTGATGCTAAAGCAGGACCTGCTCATTAACGCGGTGAAGCTGTCGCAAACGACCGACGAAGGCACGCTCACCACGTTAACGCTCGGTAAATATCCAACCAGCGGGCCGCCCCTGCCAAAATCAAATCAATCGCCCGCGAAGGATGGAACACCCAAAAGTTATGACCCGAATGCTCCCGACCCGAGCACTGGCGCGAACACTGGCACGCAGGGCGGTATTGATAAGAGCGGCGGAAACCCGGTAAGCGGAGTGTGAAGGATGGCTTTGTCACTGCAAGACGTAGCGTTACGTGTTCTAACGATGGTCGCACGCGGTGTTGTTGGCGAGCAGGATTACAAGAAGAAGTTCCCCTACCATACTATCTACGTGGCTCCGCAGGAGATGATGGACGAGGTGGAGGACTTCTCGCAGGGCTACGGACACGCGCGAGTATTGCATCCCGAGTTGGACGAGAACGGCAATCCGGCAAGCCAGAGCAATTCACAAGACTACGGTAAAGGCGATGGGAAAGACAAACGTAAGTCGGCGGAGTGTGTTGTTCTTTTCGTGGGTGGACACCGAACCCATCCCATCGTCATCGCCACGCCGGACAGGCGGTTCTATCCGCACGATCCGGCGCTCGACCAACAGCAAGGTAGTCAAGGCGGCCAAAGCGGCGGCAGCGGAGCAGGCGCGCAAGTAGCCGCGCTGGCGGCGGGTGCCGGGGCGCAGACCCAACAGCAACAAGACCCGAAAAACCTCAAGCCGGGAGAGTGGTGCCTCTATGACGACCAAGGCAACCAGTTTTCGTGCACGCGCGGTGGCTTCTCTGCGACTATACAAAACGACAAAAACATCTCCGTCAGAGTTGCCAAAAGCAAGGCCGGAACACCGGCCAAACCCGTGCGGGATTTGCAGCACTATAAGAGCAAACCTGACGAGATTCAGCACAGCTATGCGATGGACAACTCGGGGATGACCATCACCATCCAACAAGCGTCCGGTGCCGCGACTCGCGCGGGCGCGCCCGCGACCGCATTGCGCCACGTATTCACCGACGAGAACGGCAACGTGATGCACACCTACTCGATGGACTCGTCGGGGCATAACTGGACGTCGAGCGGGCAAACCACTCACACCTCGGCGGGCAATCATATCGTCACCGCTGGCGGGGATGCCGATATTAAGACTGGCGGGCGTATTGGTTTGGGAGCGGGCGTGGCAGCGCGCGAGAGCACGTTCATGACTTGGATGCGGAAGCTCGGAATTGCACCACGTGCCAGTTCGCCTGATATCAAGTTCGCATCGCCCAGCGGTTTGCAGATGACGGATTTGAATTCGCTCGATGACATTGCCACCAAGCGGTCATTAGGCGAGGCAGGTCCGCATAAGAAACTCAGATATCCAGGATGACCAATCCTGCACTACTCGCGACGGCGTGGGCGCAGGCTCCGCCGGTCACGGTGCCTGCTGCGGCAACGGTCGATTTATCCGCTGCCGATAGCAACGACGTAGAGGTGAGCGGGACCACCGGCACTATCACTTCCTTCGGCGTCGGGGTTCCGTGGGTCCGGGTGCGGGTCAAGTTCCAGCAGACCGGCGTCATCGTCAACACAGCCGGTATCAACCGCACTATGACGGCGGGCGACGTGTTGTCGATGCGGGCGGATGCCAACGGCAATTGGTCGGTCGATGACACAGTAGCGCAGGTGGGCAGCGGAATATTTATTAGCTTCACCGCGTCCGGCACTATCACCATTCCGAGCGGAGCTAGACGCGCCTATGTCAAAATGTGGGGCGGCAGCGGTTGCGGCGGCGGTAGCCCTGACGGCTACGCTGGCGGTCCCGGTTCTGGCGCGGGCGGCTATCTTGAGAAACTTCTAACCGGATTGACCCCGGGCAATACATTGATATTCACGCGCGGCGTGGGCGGGAATCCCACTTCGCCATACGATGGCACTGCCAGCATTTTGGCGAGCGGCACGCAGACCATAGCCACGCTTACAGCCAATGGCTCAAAGTACGCATCTACAAGTGCGGTAGGCGGGACCGCTACAGGCGGCGACATCAATCTGAAGGGCCAATCCGGTGGCAGTGCAACGCCGAATGCTCCAGGCACTTACAACTACTATCCGCCCGGGATTGGCGGCTCGACCATGTTGGCACACGGTGTGGATGGGGTCACAAGCGGAGTCAGTCTTAATGCCGGTCAGGCTGGCGGATTGCTCATTGCATGGGGACTGTAAATGACCGACGTCCGCGTAGTTACATCGTTCTCGTTTGCCTCGCTGCCGCTCATCTCGATGGATTGGCTGTTAACCCCTATGGGCAACCTAGACGAAACCGAGGAGTTGGCCACGGCAGTGAAGGTAGCCTTGGGCACGGATGGCTTGGCTCGCGCCGACGACCAGCTTCCCGGCCTTGAGGATGACACCGACCGCGCCGGTTGGTGGGGAGATTTACAGGCGGCCAACATCTGGAATGGATGGCCGATAGGTTCGCGGCTTTGGTTGCTGCGCCGGTCTTCCATAACCGACTCGGCCTCGCGCTTGGGCGCAACCTTGGAGCGGGCGGAACGCTACACGCAGGAAGCCTTGCAGCCGTTCGTGACGCAGAAGATTTGCTCGACCTTCAGCGTGGAAGCGAGCCGGACAACCACGCAGGAAATCGTAGTGCAGGTGGTGATATTTCGCGGCCCGCTGCCTACCATTGCGCTGCAATTCCAAGGACTATGGGATGAAGTAGGACAACAATAACATGCCCTGGACCACTCCCACATTGCAACAGGTCCGCGCGATGACGCGCGACAACACTGCTGCCATTCTGGCAACCGCCACCATACCGAAGCAGCAGATATTGGCCTCGCTCAACCGGCAGGCCACTATCGGCAACTCGGTGCTGCGGGTGATGTGCGATGCCATGAGCGGGCTTGCACATCTTACCCTGAAATATCTGGACTGGCTGAGTCTTCAATTTTTACCAGACACGGCCGAGACCGAATGGCTCGACCGACACGGCAACATTTGGTTAGTGAATGCTGATGGCACCGTAGGCCGCAAGCAGGCCACGCTCGCGACCGGAACCGCCACCGTGACTGGCGTTGTTGGCTCGACCGTTCCAGCCGGTACAACGCTCACCAGCGCGGCGGAAATCGGTTATGAAGTGCTGGCGCAAACCACGGTCGGCAGTACGCCTACGCCGATGCCGATACGGGCACTCGACCCCGGCTCGGCGGGCAACCTCGCTACCGGCGACACGTTGCCGTTTGATATCGCGCCCAACGGTGTGGACAAGGATGCCGTAGTGGTCTCGCTCTACGGCGGTACCGATATGGAAACCGACGATGAATTGCGGGCGCGCATTCTGTTTCGCATAAGAGAGCCTCCGATGGGAGGCGATAAAACAGATTATGAGCAATGGGCCTTGGCGGTTCCCGGAGTCACGCGGGCGTGGGCGTCGCCGCTTGAACAAGGCATGGGCAGCGTGACAACGAGATTTATGATGGATGACCTGCGCGCCGATAACAACGGCATCCCATTAGCCGAGGATGTGGTGGCAGTGGAAGCCTACATCGATAGCAAGCGTCCGGTCGCGGTGAAGGATATCTATGTGGTGGCCCCCATTCCGTTCCCGATAAATTTGGCCATCAATAGTTTGGTTACTGATAATGGTTCGACTCGCGCCGCTATTGAAGAATCGCTGCGGCAAATGTTCTTCGACAGGGCCGTTCCTGGGGGCACCGTTTATCGGTCATGGGTCGATTCCGCCATCTCGGATGCGGTAGGCGAAGACCATCACGAATTGACCTACACGACCACCACCGCGCCGTCTCCCGGACACCTGCCTATCCTCGGGTCGGTGATTTATGCCGGAGGATAGACACGTCCGTCGCGATGGCGACGATTACGCCGCCGCATTAACCGCCCTCCTGCCGTGGGGGATGGCGTGGCCGCGCGACGATGATTCCATATTGATGCGGACGGTGCGCGGGCTCTCGCAGGTATTTGGTTTTGTTGACTCGCGCGCCGCCGACTTGCTGGAGATAGAAACCGACCCGCGCATCACGCGGGAGATGTTAAGCGATTGGGAACGCAATTTTGGCCTACCAGACCCGTGTTTTCTAACCGCCAACACTATCGACCAGCGGCACGCTTTGTTGCTGTTCAAAATGACGCTGCTTGGTGGGCAGAGTCGAGACTTCTTAATTCATATGGCGTCGTTGCTTGGCTACGTCATAACGATAACAGAGCGCGCCCCGTTCACTTGCGGCATCTCGCAAGTGGGCGACACCAGCCAGATGTCGAATTGGAACGGCACTCCGGGCGAAACCCCGAGCGTGCTCGATTACAGATGGAGAATTGGTCCACCGGAAATTCGTTTTTGGTGGACTGTCCATGTGACGAACGCACCTCTGCTCTGGTTCCGCGCGGGTGTGGGGCAAGCTGGCGTAGACCACCACCTCACTATTGGATACGCCACCGACCTTGAGTGCCTGCTCAGACGATTCAAGCCAGCCCATACTGACATTGTTTTCGACTATTCAAATCTAGGGAATGACGACCCAATGGCAGGAACTCCATGAAGTATGAGCAACCATACGGCATCACCGACCCGAACGCGTCTTATCTCGATGATAACCCGCCGCTTGGGGTCAAAGGGTCGATTCCTCCCGCCGCCGCGATGGAGAACCCGCAGCGGGAAATCGTTAACACCATTGGCGACTCGCAGCAGGTTCCGACCGACAGCGATTTGCATCAGATGGCGCGGGCCATTCGTGATGGCAAGCTCATGTATTGCATCGACACCGGCCCGCTCAATCAAATCGAACTCGCCAACCTAAATCCGCCGCTTACCGAATACGACGCTGGCATTACTTTGCAGGTAATGGTTGCCAATACCAACACCGGCCCGACCACGGTGGCTATCGGCGGGCTCAACCCGGTTGCGGTTAAGCGCCGCGATGGCAGCGACCTCGGGGCCGCCGATATAATGGCTGGCCAGATTATCATTCTCAGTTTCGATGGTACCCACTTCCAACTGTTCTCAGGCTTGGCCGATAGCCCGGGTGGCGGCCCAGCAAACCGTTATGAGGTTTATCTGCCTTACGTTCATGACAGTGGGACGCCGAATCACGTCATTGCTCTCTATACACCCGCGTTGCCCGACATCAATGAACATCGCACCGTGTTGGTTAAGCTGACGAATGCCGTCACCGGTCCAACCGACTTCACTGCCAACAATTTCCCGACCCATCCGGTAACGCATCCTGATGGTTCACCCATCAAGGCGGGCGACGGTGTTATCAATCAAATCTGGCTTCTCTGCCACGATGGGACCGAGTGGCAGCTCTTGAGCAATTGGATTGCGGCAGCGCACGCGCCCGGCGCGCAGGGCTCATTCAAATCGTTGCAGTTCATGCCGGGAGACGCTGGGTCAATCCAGACTTACCCAACGGAAACGTGTCCATATCTATACCGTAATCCCGGCGCTGCTGGGAATCGCAGCGTGTGGAGTTGGAGCGCGTTCATCAAATATCCCGTCCCGCAGGACAAACCGTACTACTATCCGGGTTGGTACAATGATTTTTCCGAAGCGTTGATGACTGCGGGGAGCGGAGCGGCGGGCGGCGATTTAACCGGAGCATATTTGATTGGCGGTGACCAAGACCAATGTATCAATCTGTATTGGAACAATGCCACCCATCCGGTGTCCGGTTGCAGCGATCCCACAGCTGCGCCAATCCATCAAGGCGTATTCACTTGGGGCGTGTTGAAAGATACGAAATGGCACCACGTGCTGATGAACGCGGATGGGGCCAACATCTATTTCTATATCGACGGCATCATAGTTTCGCAGGGCGCAATCAGTGGCGCGGGTGCGGTCAACTCGACCGAGATGCAGGTGATTGGCTCGGCTGCAAATGCCCTCTGGTATTGCGCGCGTTGCCGCATGGCCGAGATAAATTTCGTGGATGGTTACTGCCTCGATTGGACGACATTTGCCAATAACATCGCGGGCCAGTTCGTGCCGAAAATCTATACCGGAGCGTTTGGCCCGCAAGGCTATTATTTGAACTGGAAGAGCGCGACGGCGGTTACGAATACTACGCTCGGTGCCGACCAATCCGGCAACAAGAACAATTTCACCCCGGTCAATTTCCAGCTTACTCAAGTGCTGACGGATTTTCCGGGCAATCCAACATCGTGAGGTATCGCTATGGGCACGATGACAACCAAGGACCGACCCGACAAGAGGTACTATAAAAACATCGTTCAGGGCGATGATGGCAACTGGTCTTCGGACCCGATGTCATTGGATGATGTCACAGTTCAGATTGGCAATCGCAGTATCCCGACGGCAGGCTTGCGCACCATGCAATCGAACGGCGTCTCAGTGTATGCGCTGAATTACATCCGTAGATACGCGCCCGAAGATGCGCAGCGGAATGCAATCTATATTTTATCGACGCAAACTAGTGGAACCGCATGGACAAATGCTAAGGCAATGATGGATTGGATTGCCTCGGTGAATGCGTTTCGGGATAATGAAATCACCACCAACGTCCGTACCCTGAATTTCAACCAGTTGATTGCCTACACGATACCGGCTGGGACGCCACCGTGGCCCGCCCCGCCCGCGAGTCTGTCACCTGCTTCGTCATTTCAACTGTATGCAAACAACTTGGAACTTAGATTGGAGACTGGTCGATGAAATACGTACCACCCTTTAATAGCAATACGCCTGACGCTTCGTATGTGAACGGAAATCCTGCAACCGCCACGCAAGGGTCCATTCCTCCCGCCGCTTGCTTCGAGGAGCCGCAGCGCGAGATTGTGAACCTTATCACCGACTCGCAGCAGGTTCCGACCGACCAAGATTTGCACCAAATCACCCGCGCCATCCGCGACGGCAAGCTAATCTACTGTCTCGATAGCGGGCCGCTCAACACGTTGCAGGTAGTCAACCTGACGCCTCCGATATTGAGCTACACGGCCGGACTTACGCTGCACGTGTTCGTTGGCCATACGGTCACCGGCCCGACCACCATTTCCATCGGCACGCTCAATCCGACTGCTGTCAAACGCAGAGACGGCAGCGAGTTGCAGGCCAACGATATGATGGCTGGTCAAATAGCCACATTATGTTGTGATGGGACTTTCTTTCAGCTTCAGAATACCGGCATTGGTGGCACGACCGGAGTCGGAACGACATATAACGTAGACATTCCTTATGTTCATGACACCGGGACCACCAACAATTTAATCGGACTCTACAGTCCGGCATTGCCGAACATCAATGAAGGCCGCACCGTTGAAATCAAATTAGCGAACCGTGTCACGGGTCCGACCGTCTTTACTCCGAATAACTTTCCGACGCATCCGGTCGCGCATCCTGATGGCTCACCCATCGCGGATGGCGACGGCGTTCCGAATCAGGTGTGGCTTCTCTGCTTCGATGGCGTGGAATGGCAACTCTTGGACGTCTACAATTCTGGCGGCGTCAGCGTGCCAGCGGTTCCGAAAGCCTATGTCGGACGTTCGTTGCAGTTCCAAGATCCTACGGCGGGGTCATGGGCCACGTATCCAGCGAACAGTATGCCCTACTTGAAACGCACTCCGTCTGTTAATTCCAATCGGCAAGTGTGGACGCAGAGTTGTTTCCTCAAGTATCCGGGTTTTGCATCACTCTATTGGGATTATTTTTTCACCGCGAGCTACGCTGGACGCGGCATCGTGGACTCGTTCATGATGAGCGGTGGCGATGCGGCGGCCTATTGGGGCGGCGGCGCGGGCGATTTCACCGGAATGTATCTGTTGGGAAGCGACCAGAATCAGGCAGTCGTCAATCTTTATTGGGCCTACAGCTATGCCATCCTGTCCGGCCAGAGCGATCCGCAAGCCTATCAATCCGACCTGCACCCCGGCGAGTATGTTCAAGCGGCAGGAGGATTGGGACAAGATGCGAAGTGGCGCCATGTCGTCATCAATGTCGATGGCGCTGTCATGACTTGCTTCGTCGATGGCGTACCTGTGTCGCGCGGCGCGTTACCGGGTCCCGGCGGCCAAATGAATGGCACTATCAACGTGACCCGCGAGCACGATATTGGTGTGGTCGCGGATTCGCTGTATCACACCTATGGCAGTCGGGCGCGATATGCTGAAATGATTTTCATCGATGGTCAATGCTTGACGTGGGACAAATTCGCCAAGGTTGTGGATGGTTCTTATGTGCCAATCGACGTTGGCACGAACCTTGGTTTGAATTTCGGCACCAACGGCTTCTATCTGAATTGGCAGGATTCGAGCGCAGTCACACCGACTACGCTCGGGAAAGATTGGTCGGGTAACGGCAACAATTGGACGCCGATCAATTTCAACGTGGATCGTGTCTACAACGACTTTCCCGGCAACCCAACATCTTAAAAAGGAACAATAGATGGCATCCATCACAAGTCCAACGCGACCTGATTCCAACTATTACGTTAACATTGTGCAGCAAGCAGATTTAACTTGGACTGCCGACGAGATGCTTCTGGACGATGTACAAGTTCAACGTATTTCCGCGATGGACCCGTTGCCGATTCCCGGCTTGCGCACCTTGACCGGCTATTCGGTTACGAATCAAGCGCAACAATTAATTTATCAATATGCGCCGCCCGATTTGCAACGGAATTTTCTGTACACGTTATCCACCACGACGACCGGTACGCCTTGGACGAATGCCAAGGCGGCGATGGATTGGATCGCGGCAGTCAACGCATTTCGAGATAATGAGATTGCCAATGTGAAGACTTTGAGTTTTGCACAATTGCAAGCCTATGTAATCCCGGTCGGTGTTCCGCCGTGGCCTGCACCGCCCGCGAGCTTGCCGCCCGTGGTACCACGATAGAGATTCCTATGGCTACCAACATCCTCTATATGCCCGTGGTCGCGATGACCATGACCGTGGGCACTAATGAAGATTGGCTCGATGGTTTGGAGTACCAAGACCTGCAATCGCCGCCACAGCCAATCATGCTTGATGGCATCGACTTCGAGATGGAGCTACGGTCAAATCCGCCAGCCGCCACCGTCGTCCTGCTCGCTTCGACCGACAATGGCTTGATTGTGATTTATGACAACACTTGGCAGCTACTGGTTCCGGCAACCACTATGCTGCTGCTCCCGCCAGCCGATTACGTGTTTGATATGCTGGGCCGTGCCGATGGCTACACCCGTCAACTCGCATCGGGCACCGTTACAGTCGTGCAAGGGATAACGCGCACATGACCATTAATAGCGTCAACGTCATCAATGGCAGCGCGGGCAACATCGGCCCGCCTGGACCAACCGGCCCAAGCTATGACGGCTTCAGTTCCACGCCGTTTGTCATCGGGGTCGGGCCGAAGACGTTCATCTGCAATCCAACCAATATGGCCTATCAGGCTGGCTCGCGGGTACGGTTTGCATCCGCTACATCGCCAACCGTCAACTGGATGGAGGGCGTGGTCACGTCATTCGTAACCGGTACGATGCAGGTCACGATTGATTTGATAAGTCAGACCCGCGATGCCAATACGCACAATGACTGGAATTTGAGCATTGGAGGTCAACAAGGTCAGCAAGGTGTCGCCGGGGCACAGGGAATTGCGGGCAGACCGGGTAATGTCATATTCTCAGGAGTGAACGCGCCAACCGGAACTAATCCGGCATCGCCGGTCGATGGCGATTATTATTTGCAATCGAACCCAGCCGTACCGGGAAGTGCCGCCTATCTGTGGGGACCATTTCTGCACACCGCCACGCCAGCGTGGGGCTCGGCGGGTTTGTTACTCGCAGTCGGTCCCACGGGTCCAGCAGGTCCGACGGGTCCAACCGGTGCCACTGGTCCGGCAGGGCCAACTGGTTCGACCGGAGCCGCAGGACCAGCAGGTAGTCAGGGGCCTCCCGGCAATCAAGGCATCGCCGGTCCAACGGGACCGGGCTATGGCGGATTCTCCACATCATCGGTCACTGTCGGAACTGGCTCGGTTACGCTGACCCTGTCGGCTTCTGGTTATGCCTATGTTGCCGGTGCGCGCGCGCGCGCGGCTTCCAACTCAACTCCAACCGCGTGGATGGAAGGCACCGTAACCGCCTACAGCGGCACGACCCTCACGTTCACCGCCGACCTTGTGGGCGGCTCGGGCACGCACGCGGATTGGAACGTGTCGCTGGCAGGTATGCAGGGGCAGCAAGGACCGGCTGGACCTGCGGGTGCTGGCTCGGGTGATATGCTGCGCTCTAACAATCTGTCGGATGTGCTCGACGTAGCAGCCTCGCGCAACAACCTCGGATTGGCTGCGGTTGCCGCGACCGGAAGTTACGCGGACCTGACTACTGGCAAGCCGCTGCCGCCAAGCCAGCGCAGCATCACGGTGGCACCGATTGCGATTGTCGCCAATGATGAAGTGCTCAATATCAACATCGCCAGCGGCGCGCCGACGTGCGCACTACCCTCGGCCACTACGCGCGCGGGTAGACCAATCATCATCAAGGATGTGGGCGGGCAATTCGCGGCGCATCCGGTGACGGTTACGTTCGCAGGCGCGGAACGAGCGGACGGCTTAACTAGTGTCACGCTCAATACCAACTATCAGTTCCTGCGGCTCTACCCTATGAATGATGGAGTAAACACCGGATGGGCAATCGTCTAATCCTCGCCTTACTCGTCGCCGCCGCATTCCTGTTGCCGGATAGCGCGCAGGCGCAATGCTCGGGGCAACCCGGAGCCAATACCTTTTGCGCAGGTCCAGCCTCGGGCGGCGGCGGCTTGCCGGGATGGCGTGCGCTAGTGGGAGCGGATTTGCCGACACCGCTATCGGCTCCCATCATCGTTAACTCTACCGTCATCCAAGGCGGCACGGCTGGCCGCACGCCGTACAACAATGCGGGCACCTATGGCGAATTTGTCATGGGCGGCGACTGCACGCTCGCCGTGCCGTCGATTACTTGCACCAAGACTGGCGGCGCTGCATTCGCAGCATCGGCCACGCTCGATACAACCAACGCAAATAATATCGGCAGCGGCACGCTGGCGAATACACGGCTCGCGACCGGCTTTGTGAACGCTGGCACCGGCCTAACCGGTGGAGCACTCGCTGGTGGCGGCTCGGTTGGCGCGGATATCGCCTCGGTCGGAAACTTCGAAGCGGGCACGGCAAACAAACTCTTGGCCGCCGACAAGGTGTTCACAGCCGAAATCCCGATTGCGTTCAGCGCTACGCCCACGTTTGACTTCTCCACCTTCTTGAATGCCTCGATAACTCTGACTGCGAACATCACCAGCACAACCTTTTCCAACATGAAGGCGGGGCAAGCGGGCATCATCCGGTTTATCCAAGACGGAACCGGAAGCCGCACCATTCCGGTGACGCTCAATAGCAATCTGAAATGTGCTGGCGGCTGTAACTTCGTGCTCTCGACGGCGGCCAATTCCGTTGACGCCCTCTCTTATCAATGCGTGGCGACGAACTATTGCTTGGCAGCACTACTGAAGGCAATGCAATGATACATCGCATCTGTTTCTTGCTCGCCGGACTTCTGTTGCTGGCATCGCTGGCAGTTACCACCTATGCACAGATGCCGGGAACCTTTGCGCCAATGCTTGCGGGCGGTGGCACGCCGACGTGTGTGCCGTGGGACAGCAACACGGTCGCGCTCTGGCACTTCGACAACAATCTGAATGATAGTTCACAGCGCGGGCACAACGGCACGTTTGCCGGTGCGGGCGGTTCGCTCAGTAATGTGCAATCGAAATTCGGTGGCTACTCCTATTTGCAGACAGCCTACACGGGGGCAATCAATGTCCCGGCATCTCCTGATTGGAACATGGGCTTCAGCGATTGGACGCTGGAAACATGGGGCTACATCAATCAAGCGTCATTCCCCTCGTACTCGGGTATTTGGGGCATTCCGAGTAATTGGGCGACGGAAATTGTTTGGGGCGGTTCGCATTATTTGTTGTATAACGGAACCAACGTTAATACGCCTGTGACTAATCCCCCTGTGCAACAATGGTTTCATTATGCTTGGGTACGCTCAGGAGCGCCCGATTCAAGTCATGGCGGTGTGTTCCGTGTGTTCGTCAATGGAGTTCAGCAAGGCGCGAACCTAGCAGGCACACCAACCTACACGACCGGCGATTCAACAACCGCCCCTCAAATCGGCAATTACGGCGCGAATAACGGCAGCTATCTTTGGCCCGGCTATCTTGACGAATATCGCATTTCCAAGGTCGCGCGCTACACTAGCAACTTCACTCCGCAGACGGTTCCATTCTGCAATCCGCCGCCGGTCTACACCGGACCCGGCGACGTAGCTTCTGCGAGCGCAAATGCGTGGTGGGGCTTCCGGGCGTACAACAAGAGCATCGCGGGCACCTCAACGCCCGTCGTCAATCTCAGACGGTCGGCAGACAATCATACCTGCGACGTGCAGACTAAGTGGGCTGATGGCACGCTCGGCAATACGGCGAGTTGCTCGACCGGCACCGACAACGGTCAAGCCGCAGGGGCGTTCTGTAGTTCGCAGTGCTACGCCACGAAGCTCTATGACCAGAGTGGCGCGAACGGATGCTCGGGCGCGGCCTGTGACGTATCGCAGGCGACGGTAGCCAATCAACCACCGGTCAATTTCGGTTGCGATGGCCAATTGCCGTGCCTCACCTTTTCAAGCAGCAGTCAAAATTTAGTATCGACAACGGGACCGGCACAAACGGTTCCGTTCAGCATGAGTTTTTGGGGCAAGCGCACTGGTTCGTTCACGACCCAGCAAAATGTGCTCTATCAAACGAGCAACCCGACCAACCTTGGATATTACGCTGCGGCCAATCAGGTCATTCTAGGTAATGCGGGCCAAACTCAGACAGCTTCGGGAGCGACCGATAGCGTCCCGCATTCTATTGCTGGAGTGTTTGATGTCGGCTTCGGCAGCACGGCGGTGTGGGTTGATGGCACGCAAACTACATCAACCGCAGGCAACTCGACTGCGACGGCTGGTACCTTGAGCATTAGCGGAACGGGCGGCAATCCGTTCATCGCTGGTACGTTCTCGGAGGGCGGTTTCTTCGCTGGCAAGACACTCAGTCAGGCAAATCTTTGCGCCAATCAATACGGCTTCGCCTACGGCACGGCTTGCGGTGTCATCCCGCCTTGCACGGCCAACACGGACGGCGGCGGCACGTTCGCAAACGTGATCGCGCTCTGGCATCTCGACAGCAACTTCAACGATGTCATAGGGACTCACAACGGCACGCCGCGCGGTCAAACCGCTATATCATCCACGCAAAGTAAATTCGGCGGCGGGTCGGCCTTCATCGGTAACTCGACGGCTAGTGCCAACAATTTTGCGTTCCCAATCGGGTCGGAGTTCAATTTCGGTGCTGGCGATTTCACCGTAGAGATGTGGCAATACTACACCGGACCACTGCCGGGAGCAGCAATGGCTTTTTTAAGCTCTGAACCTGATGGCGGCGGCGACACCAATATGGTGTTGCAAAATTACAGCAACGCCATCACTCCGTATTTTTATCTTGCAGGGTTGGCGCCGATGCCATCCTTTGGTGCCAGCATGACGCGCCCGCAGAACACATGGGAACACGTCGTCGTGCAACGCCGCAGTGGAACCGTCTCGCTCTATGAAAACGGTGTGCTCATTGGCACGCCGCAAACCGCCAGTGGCAACATCACCAACCAGACCACGCCGTGGATTGTTGGAAGCTACACGCCGACGGCATATCCGAGCTATAATTTTCCCGGCTACATTGATGAAATTCGCATCAGCAACGTCGCGCGCTATAGCGGCTCAACCATCACCCCGCCAAGCGCAGCGTTCTGCAACAACTAAATGGAAATTAAAGCCGACGTCAGCGACCTGTTGAAGTTCGCGCGGCTACTGGGAAACATCCCGGCCGCCACCAATGCCAACGTCGCCCGCGCCATCAACACGTCGGGGCGCAATATCATGCTGGCCACCGCGCGCCGCATTGCCGACCGCACCGGGCTCTCGGTCGAGGCGGTAGTGGCGCGCATCAAGATTACGCCCGCCACGCCGTCCAACTGGCAATGGAAGATGGATTTGTCCGAGTTGCCACCAGCGGGCGACATGGAAGAGGAAGAGGATGTCGATCTCGCCCGCGCCGACGCCGATATCCTGGTCAAGATCGTAACGGCGGGCGACGAGATGGTTTGCCCGATTTGCAACGATGCCGCGTCCGAGAACCCATATAGCCTCTCGGAAATCCATGACATGCAAGCGACGCGGTTTCTGGGCGAGGGCGAGGACGTTGGCTTGCTGCATCCGCATTGCCGGTGCGTGCTTAAGCCCTACACCTCGCTGCGCAAGATACCGGTGAGCATCGGGGAGATGGGCATCGAGGCCGAGCCCATGACGGCGAAACAGATCGCCGACGCCATCCAGGAGAGTCTGGTTACTACGTTCCGGGCGATTTAGCGGCTGGGGTGGCTAGGGCGGTACCTGGCCGCCCGCAAAATTAACCGGTGCGCCTCTAATGGGCTCCCAGAGCCCTCCTAAAACCGAGAACTCCCCGCTACGGCCCCGGCCGAGAGGTACGATAATGCCAAACGCAAAGGAGAACTGCAATGACCGTTAGTTACGCGGCACCGTTGAAAGATACCCGCATGAATGCCGTCGTCACGGCAATCGATGCCCAAACGGGTGCGGGGACCATCGAGATTGGCACGGCGGCAATGGCGGCGGTGCTCGTCGTCATCACCCTCCAGAAGCCGAGCTTCACCGAAGCGGCTGGCGTTATCACGATGGCGGGCGCGCCCAAGTCTGGCGTGGCCTCCGCTGGCGGGACCGCCGCAGCGGCCCGCATCAAGGACGGCGCTGGTACCATTCAGATATCGGGGCTCACGGTCGGCACCTCCGGCTCCGACATCAATCTCAACAGCACCACCATATCGAGCGGACAAACCGTAACGCTCTCCAGCGCCACCATCACGCACGCGCCATGACGTCAGCATTCTACAACCGGGTCCGGTTCGCCGCGACGTCGAGCGGCACTGGCGCGTTCACGGCGGGCGCTGCCATGCCGGGTTATCGCGCGCCTAGCGTCATGCCGGACGGCGCTACGGTATCCTACACGGCGGAAGCTTCGGACGGGACGTGGGAGACCGGGCACGGCACTTGGCACGCGGCTGGCAATCTATCGCGTGACACGCCGCTGGAAGGGTCCAGCGCAACGCCGGTCAACTTCAGCTTATTGCCGATTGTTTGGGTCGATGCGCTGGCACAGGATTTCTCTTATGTACAGTGGGTCCGTTACACCGGCCCGCCGCAATCGTTCCTGAGTCAACAAATGACCCGCGATGGCGATTGGACGATGGTCGCCAACAAGAATACCAGCGACCGGCCCGCGCCGCAGGAAAGCGGGTCCGCAGTAGATTTGCTGCCAGCATGGACGCCAGCGACTCAAAACGCGCGCGCCAGCTATACGGTTTACAACGAATGGACGTTGAGCCAAGCGGGGTGGATTGACCAGTATGGTATCGACATCATCAATCAAAACACCGGAGCCCTGCACGCCATCTCGTTGTCATTAAATGGTGTTGTCAAAGATACCTTTTCGTCCACTCCGAATGTTGCCGGTCCATTTTGGCAAAACATAACGCCGATAGTCGCAACGGTCGGAACCGTCATTCGCGTCACGCTACAGGTCACTCAGATTGGCAGCCAGTTGATGTATTGGTTGCAGCAAGGCGCGCTGTTCGCCACCGCTCCAATCTATTGCTCGCTGGCGCAGGGTTCCAAGGACGGCGGCGCGGCAGGCACGATGGGCTATGGTTGCCACTTGCAGTTCATTCCGGGCACCTCTTCACCAGATTGGGATATCGTTGCATTCGCTGGTGCGGGAGCCAGCGGCGGGGGTCTGTCGGAAGCGCCGCAAGACGGCTTCTCCTACGGTCGGTTGAATGCCGCATGGTCGAAGGTGCAGCCGTTACCGGTCCAGCGCAACGTCACCGCCACGCCAATTACGGTTGCTGCCACCGATGACATTATAACCGTTAACATCAGCACCGGAGCAGCGGCTTGCACTCTACCGACCGCTGCCAGCCGCGCGGGCAAGGCAATCGTGTTCAAGGATGTTGGAGGGCATTTTGCGGCCAACAATTTGACCATCACTCCCGCAGCCAGTGAAACCATCGACGGGCTGGCATCGATTGTCCTGTCAACTAATTGGCAAAATCTGCGGCTGGTTCCGTTGAATGATGGTGTCAGCAGCGGCTGGATGATAGTTGGCTAATCCATGCTCGGCTTTGCCGCTCTCGGTTCAACTGCGCTAGGCCAAGCCCTCCCGGCATTACTTGGCACGGCGGCGGCATCCGAGACTCCCGATAGCGCGGCCTTTGCCGGTACGACCGGCTTGCTCGGTAGCCTAGCGGCGACCGAAGCGGCGGATAGTTTTGTAGGCAATGCCCTGCTCGGGCTTACCGGTACGTTGGCGGCTACCGAGGCCGTTGATAGCTTCGCGGGCACCGGCACCAATCTTTTGCTCGCGACAATGGCCGCGACGGAGACCGCCGATGCCGCCGCCATCAGCGGGGCTACCGGAATCATCGGCCCGCTGATTACGACCGAGGCGGCAGACACCGCCGCCATTACCGGTACCGCAGTCACGCATGGCACGATGGCCGCGACCGAGTCGTGGGATATCTTTAGTTCCATCGGCACCGCCAGCCTATTTGGGCCGATGGCCGCCAACGAGGCGGCGGATACGTCAGCAATGGTTGGCGTATTGGATTGGCAGGGAAGCCTCGCCGCTACCGAAACCGCCGATAATTTCGCAGGCATTGGCCTCGCAGCGGCGCTCGCCACGATGGCCGCGACCGAGACGGCGGATAATGCGGCCATCACCGGCACGGCGGTGACGCTCGGCACGATGGCGGCCAGCGAAGCCGTGGATAGCGCGGCGGGTGCTGGCTTGGTCATTTCCTCCGGCCCTCTGCAAGTAACCGAAGCCGCCGATCACGCCGCGATGTCCGGCACCGCCGTCACGCTTGGCACGGCGTCGGCGACCGAGGCCGCCGATACGGCGCACGGCACCGGACAAGTCATCATCGGCGGGTCGATAGCGGCCACCGAAGCGTCCGACACCTTCAGCAGCGGTGGCAATGTTCTGATAGTGCAGGGCGACTTGGTGGTGACCGAAGCCCCCGATACGGCGGCCAGCACCGGCCAAGTTTATATGGTCGCCACGCTGGCGGCGACCGAAGCCGTTGACAAGGCTACCAGCACAGGATTGGTCGGTGCTCTCGGTACGCTGGCGGCAACCGAGGCGAACGATAGCGCACACATCGTCGGCACTGCGGTTTGGTTCGCAACGATGGCGGCTGCCGAGGCCGCCGATACCAGCAACATGGTCGGGACGGTGGCGTGGCTCGGCAGCATGGCCGCAACCGAAGCCCGCGATACCGCTGCGGGCACCGGCATCCTCGCCATCATGGGAACGATGGCGGCGTCCGAAGCCAACGACAACTTCGCGGCAACCGGCATCCCGGGTGTGTTTGGTACGGCGGCTTCGACCGAGGGCGCTGACACCGCAGCCGCCTCCGGTCAGATAATCGCCACCGGAACGCTGGATGCAACCGAAGCGTCGGATGCCATCAACTGCAACGGCTTCGTTGGCTTGCTCGGCACGATGGCAGCCTCCGAGGGAGTCGATGACTTTGCCGGAATTGCTGCGGTGGTCAGCGGCCTTAACGGCTGGCTGTTCACCACCGAGCCACCCGACACTGCCGCCATGACCGGCACCACGACCATCGCCATCCCGCATTGGATTGATAGCGCGTTCGTCGGACAGGTGCCGACGCCTAGCTTCACCGGCCAAGGCGGCGGCGTTCGCTTCATTGGAATGCCCGCCAGCAACACCAACATCACCG